TTCACCTTCACAAGCGGCAGCTTGCCCGCGAGGGTCTCCTCGAAAAGGCGATGATACGGCCCGGTCGGCTCGTAGACCACACGCGCCAGGGGCCGCGCGCCCAGCCGCCGCGTCAGCTGCACGGTGGCTTGTTCGATTTGACCCATCGACACGCCCGCCAGATCGCCCGCGCGCTCCAGCACCTGAATGCTGGCCACGGTGGTGCCGAGCGAGGCCGCGAGTTTCGCCTGTGCATCGACGGTCTGCAGGCCCGGGCGGATCATCGCGCCCCCGGCAGCGGCCAGCGCAGCAGTTGCGGCAGCGGCGGCAAGCGTGGCGCGACGGGCGAATGCGGCGACGCGGGCATTGGCCATGTCCATCTCGCTCGACAGGCGGCCAAATCCCCGCGCACCAGCCGCACCCACGCCCTCCAGCTCGGCGCGCACCTGGCGGCCGCCAACTGCGGCGAGGCGGACGGACACGCGTTTCTCAGCCATCGCGAATTCCTTCCATCTGCTCGTTCAGTTTACGCACCATCACCGCCTCGATCTCTGGCAGCAGTTCGGCGGCGATCAGGGGGGCGATGCCCAACGCCTGCGCCAGCGCCAAAGCTGCGCCCATGTCCCAGCCGAGCACCACGCCGGGGATCACGCGCAGCTGCCCGACGAGTCGGCCAACCAGATCCCAGACCTGCCAGCCCTCGAAGCTGTGGGGTCGGTTCAGTCTTGCGGGGCAGTCCTGGCACGAGACCTGGCACGCTTCGCAGTACCGGTCGCCCCCGCTAAAGTGCCATTCAGCAAGGGCGCGGAGACGTTTTTTTCCGCGTCCAGCAACAGGCCGCGCGCGACGTATCGGGTCTGGAAGGCTTCAAAGACCGGCCAGATTTCCAGCAGGGCGTCGATGCCCTCGGGCGAAACGGGCAGGATGTTGCCTGCATCATCACCGACACCTTCCCAATCCAGCACGGCGCGGCGGGCGACGGCCTTGGCCATGGCCAGCGCCATTTCCTCTTGGGTCGCGCCCTCAGGGAGTGTTTCCACAACCAGATCGGCGCGGGCCGACACCATCAGCGCGGTGGTCAGGGGGGCGACCAGCAATCGCAGGCCAGGGGCGAGCTCCAGCCATTCGGGCGCGGCGGTCAGGTTCAGGCAGATCATCAATAGGTCTCCACATCATTGATCAGGGTTGCGGTGCACATTCGGCCCACCACGTTGTCGCGCGCGGCCTGCCAGTCGAAGGTCGCCTGCACGCCCTGAGGCCCGGAAATCTCGATGCGGGGGCGCGGCAGATAGACGGCATGGACGGTGAAGGTGAAGGCCTCGCCGGAGGGCAGGACATAGGCGAAACTGATCTCGGCGGGATCGCCGTTGATCGCCTGGCTGACCAGCGTGCTGTCGGCAAAGCGCACCTCGATCCAGAATTGCCGTCTTGTGGTGTTCCGCGATGGGCGTCTCGCAGCCCTCGCAATGATATTCCGCCGTTTCCGGCCGCCCCTTTTGCCAGCGCAGCCGGTCGAACTTCAGCCATTGCATTGCCCTGCAATGCGGGCACGGCACGAAGTACCGGCGCTGGTCGCTCGCATCGAACTCGCGCTCGATCCGGCTCAGCCCCCGGATCGTCGGCGTCGAGACGAGGAACACCTTGCGCCGGTGGGCGAAGGTCAGCGACCGCGCTTCCGCCAGCGTGACCGGGTCGCCTTCCTCGTCAGCCGAGGCCGGATAGGCGTCGACCTCGTCGAGGAAGATGTACCGCGCCGGTGTGGATCGCAGCCCGACCGCCGAGTTCGCGCCCGTCATGATCAGAATGCCGCCCGCGAACTCCTTCGACAGCATCGTGTTGCCCGCGTCCCGCGATCGCGCGGGCTTCACCCGCTCCCGCAGCTCGGGGCTCTCGTCGATCAGCGGGTCGATCCGCTGGCGCGAGTTGCGTTTCGCCAATTCCACGGTGGGCTGGACCGCCAGCATCGGCCCCGGTGCCTGGTGGATGGCAAACCCGATCCAGTTGTTGCCTGCCTCGGTCGCCCCGACCTGCGCGGCCTTCATGAACACGATCCGCTGGGTCGGATCGCCGGGGCTCAGCCGGTCCATGATCTCGCGCATGTAGGGCGTGCGCACCGTGCGATACCGCCCGGGTTCGGCCGAGGCGCGACCCGAGAGCATGCGATGCCGGTCCGCCCAATCCGAGACGGTCAGGTCCGGGTCGGGCCGGAGCCCGTTGCCCCAAGTGCGCAGAATCTCCGCCGCGCCGTCAAAGTCCGTCAGCGCGTCATCGTCACCGGAAGTCGGGCCGGACCTCGGCGAGCTCAATGAGGTGGGCGCGTACATGACTCGAAAGCACCTTCTGCATCGCGGCTGGCTCCACGGTGATCTGCTGGCCCGTCGCGTCGCTGCACGAGGCCGAGAGTTCGGCCGCCATCAGCGCCGCCGCGCGCGCGGGCCAGTTCACCCACGCATCCCGTTCCTCCCGCGCCAGCCGGAACACCAGCGCCAGCGCGCGGGCCCGCTCGATCAACTCCCCCTTCAGCTTCTGGAGCCGGATGCGCCGCTCCTGCGCCTTCAGCACCTCGTTCGCCGTCTTCGCCTGCAGGAACGTCGTGCCGCCGCCAACGGGCGGGACAGCCAGCCCCTGCTCGCGCAGCGTGTCGCCGACGGCGGCCACCGCCGCCTCGGGGACAGGCTTCAGCTTCGGCGCTGGCGGCTTGCGGGTCTTCGACGGGTCCGTCGTCTCGGCACGCCGCGCATCGCTGGCGGCCGCGTTGATGCTGCCGTCGGCATAGAGGACCAGCCGCTCGGTCGTCTTTGCCTTCTGGATTGCGCCGCGCGACAGCCCGACATGGGCGGCGTACTGGCGCTCGCTCTTGCCCTGCATCGACGGCTCCGATTATCATTCTGAATCATGTGCTTATCGAGTTGATAAGCGCGCCGGAGAGAGCGAACGTCACTCCAACGAAGCGATGCAACTCGACCCAAGGAGCCACCCCGATGACCCGCCGCGCGACCGACAACACGAAAGCCCTCGACGCCTTCATCGCCGCCAAGTTCGAGATCGACGCGATGATGGAGCGGCTCGCCACCCTGAGCGCGGACCATTTCGAGACCCACCCCGACGAGATCAATTGGGGCCATGTCGGCACCCTGAACCACTACCGCGCCAAGCTGCGCGAGATCACCGACATGGCGTTTAGCGAAGGCGAACACGCCGAGTGAGACGACCCGCTCCCGGTCCCGCCCGCCGACTGGCGGGCTCGGCCTCGTAGAAGGGCCCGCATTCCGCGCGCCCCGATACGGGAGACGACGATGACCAAGATTTCCGACACCCAAGCCATCATCCTCAGCTCCGCCGCACAGCGCGACAACCGCATCACCCTGCCGCTACCCGACAGCCTGCGGGGCGGCGCCGCCGCCAAGGTGGTCGGCGCGATGCTCGCGAAGGGGTTCCTGCAGGAGGTCGACGCGGACATACGCAAGGGCGAACCCGTCTGGCGCGAGACCGGCGACGGCCACGGCGTCACGCTGGTCGCCACCGACGCGGGGCTCGTCGCTATCGGCATCGAGCCCGAGGACGCGGACACCGCGCCTGCGGGCGCCAACGAGGCGCCGATCGAAGAGCCCGCGACGGACACCCCCGCCGAGACCGAGTGCGCGCTCAAGACGCGCACACCGCGCGAGGGCACCAAGCAGGCCACGCTGATCGCCATGCTGCGCGCACCGGACGGCGCGACCATCGAGGAGATCATGGCCGCGACGGGCTGGCAGTCGCACACGGTGCGCGGCGCGATGGCCGGGGCGCTGAAGAAGAAGCTCGGGCTCGAGGTGACCTCGGAGAAGGTCGAGGATCGGGGGCGCGTGTACAAACTCCCCGCCGCCTGACGCGCCGGACCCCGACAAGCTGATGACCGCCGTCCCTACGGGGCGGCGGTCGATCATTTGGCGCTCCGCATCCGGATCGCGTCGAACACCCGCCGCAAGGCGAAGGAACGGGCGATCGAGACGACGGTGAAAATGGCGCCCATCTTCAGGTTCTGCGCCAGCGTTGCATGCAGCCCGAAGATGGGGAAGATCAGGATCTGGGTGACGACCGCGACGCCGTAGCCGACGATCACGTTGGCGACGGATTCGACCAGCGACATGAGGCGGGACTGCTTCATCCCGCCACCTCATCCATCGGCCAGAAATTCAGCCGCCAGAGTTCTGAGCGCATGCGCCGCAACCAAGGGGACCACGCCGTTGCCACAGAGGCGAAGCCGGTCCACCCGGTGGGCCAGCCCATCAGCGCCTCGACGAACAGCGGGTTCAAGGTCCGGCGCACATCGCAGGTACCGCTCCCAGCCATCGACGTCACCAGGACCTGGCGGCCAAGCAGGCCGTTCACCGGCGTGTTCGCCAAGCTCGTCGCCCCGTCCTTGTGATCCCGCGCCGTCGGCGTCATCCACATCCCCGCCGCATGGGTCAGGTCGGCCGTCTTGCGGTTGCCCGCGCTCGGCTTGCGGCCGTCGTTCGCCATCGGCGTCGGCCAGTCGCGCGCCATGCGGTCCAGACCCTTTTCGTCGCGCCGTTCGCCGCCCCGACTGCGAAAGCTGTCGGTCTGCGGCGTCGGCCACATCGCGGCCGTCGTCGCGAGGTTCATCCCGTGCTGGCCCGCTTCCTGCGACGGCGTCGGCTTCGTCTGCCGGTTCTCGTTGGCGCTGGCCCTCGGCGTCGGCCAGAGCCGCATCATCTCCGTCCGGTTTCCGCCGCTCGACCGCGTCCCCGAGCAGGCGCGCGGGGTCGGCCAGGTGGTCGCGCTCGCGGTGGGCGAGGATGAAGAGCCGCTCGCGCTTGTGGGGCGCGCCGACCTCCGCCGCCGTGAAGAGGCCTGCCGCAAGGCGGTAGCCCATGCCGACCAGTCCTGCGGCGACTTCGGGGAAGCCGAGGCGGAGATGATGGGCGACATTCTCGAGGAACACGAAGGGCGGCTCGACCTCGCCGACGATGCGGGCGACATGTGGCCAGAGGTGGCGCGGGTCGTCCGCACCCCGGCGCTTGCCCGCGACGGAGAACGGCTGGCACGGATAGCCCGCAGTGACGATGTCCACCGCGCCGCGCCACGGGCGGCCGTCGAAGGTGGCAAC